AGAATTCTCCAAGAAAATTCAAGCGTCCAAGAACAAAGTAGAAGCAATTACTTCATATTATACTATGAATGAATTGGCTGGCGGCTGGGGTGTTGGTGCAACTTGGATTGATCCCAAGGGTAAAGATCATCCTATCAACTCTGGCAATGACTTGGAATATAAAATTCCTGCCGGTAAGAGTCTGTACGTTTTTAATTACAAGACTGCTGGCTATCGTTCTCGTCGCCAAGTTGCTCTGACAGATAGAATCCATCACGAAACTCTTACTGGTAAAGGTTCCTATTATTGGAATAACCAGAAGAAAAAGGGTACAATGGCTTTCTTTGTGTGCGACGTTGCTAGTGAAGAAAGTGCCAAGAAAATTCTCACAAGATATTGCAATGCTAACGATTGCTTTGCTTATCTGATGATCGACACTAAGGATCATACAAAAAGCAATGAAGGTTTTGATCAACTGATCGAAGATGTTGGGGCTGAAAATTTGCTCAAGGTTTCAGACTATAAGCATCTGACACAAAGTTCTGGCCCAAGAAAGTCTTACAATAGAAATTCTAACGGTAGTGTCAGCGACCAAGACGTATTCTTTATTCACGGCTATGATAAGGATAGTAAGCAGATTACTAATCCTTATAATGATGCTACGCATCTAAGAATTCTTTCAGAAGAACAACTAGAAAACTTTCTGGAACAAGATGAGATTATTTATGTTCCCATGTTGAGGTATGGAACTGAACCTGAGTCTGGTTGTCCAGAGATTGCTGATATTGCTAGAACTCTCCAAGAGGATACTCTAAAGAGCATAACAAAAGACTTGATTGGTAATAGTAAGATTTATGCTATCAAAACAGCTTTCCTTAAAAAGCTTGAGAAGGATAACTACAATCTTATTAACTTCAATGTTTTTCTGAAGCGTCAACTCAAAGTTGTAGCACAAAAACACTTTAAGAATCTTGCTTCTATCAACAAGCTTGTTGAATATTGCAAGAAGGATTACGCAGAAGAGGAGAAGAATACCGGAGGATACAGATATTATCAACATGGAACAACAGATAAGCAGTTTATGTTTCATATTCTGAATATCTTTGGTCTGGATTATGATAAGTTTATTGGTAACAAAACTCTTGTGGATTGCTTGAATAAGACCATGCTCACAGAGTTCTTTGCTAATACTGTTCATGTGAGTCCTTTTAATATTCCAAGGTTTAATCAAACAGAATATCTTTCCCATATCTCTAAGCTTATGAAAGAGGTTGGTATTGATAATGTTGATGGCAAGGAGATTCGTAATGCTAATTTGGCCTACAACACCTTGACAAAAATGATTGTTAATTACTTGTATTCTGGTGATAGTAAGTCAGATGCTTATCTCAAGATTATTCGTGGAACTTCTACGGAAGATTTGAAGAGATGGAGAATCTCTGAGATTAGGGAAAAGATTAAAACTGAGGTAGACAAGAATCCTATGCTCAAGGTTATTATGGGCAATCATCAAGTCTCTGGTAATCTGGTAGATCTTAAATCTAATCAGAATCCTATCATTGAAGATCGCTCGTACTATGGAAAGCAGAGCAGGGATTGGGTTGAGCAGATGAGCCAGGAAAATATTGACCTATTTAAGATTCAGTTGAGTAGTCTGATCAAGTAGGAGTGTACTATGCCTAAAAATTATAAGCTATCATATGAAGAACTATACGATCTATATATAGAGAAATCTTTATCTACATATGAGATAGCTAAAATAAAAGGTTGTTCCAATACTGCAATTTGGAATAACTTAAATAAGTATGGAATCTTAATAAGAAACTATAGTGATTGTCAGTCAGGATCAAAAGGTAGAAATTATGAAAAAACTGGCAAATCACATCCAAGCTTTAAACACGGTTTAACTAAATCAGGGCATAATCGTATAACAATTAATGGAGAAAGAAAACTAAGACATAGAATAGTAGCAGAAAATCTATTAAATAGAAAACTTTCAAAATCTGAAGTAGTTCATCATGTTAATGGAATTAAGACAGATAATGATCCAAAAAATTTGTGGATTTTCCCATCACAAAAAGAACACGCAAAATTCCATTGGGATGGGACGATACACGAAAGTACGATTTTTCTTAAAGACCTCTTGACAGACTGACCGATTGTAGTAAAATAGAAGCACTCACAGGTAACTAATAACAATAGGAGATGTAAATTATGGCTGTTCCATTTATGTTCGTTGACGGGAATCTAACTCTGGTGTTGAATAATCAAAGTTATCAAATTTTGCCAGATCATATTAACTATAAGTTGATTCTGGAAAGACTTCCTACTGCTACGGCAGAGGAACTGTTGGAAGTTGTTGATGTTCAAAAGGCTGTTGCTTCTTTTAGCGATGGTCTTGTGGAGATTAAGAATGGACAGGTTCTCTACGAGGGTGAGGAAGTTCATGGCAGTATTAGTAAGCGTATTCTGGAGTTTATGAGCAAGGGATTGCCGTTTCAGCCCCTTGTTAATTTCCTGAATAATCTCATGGAAAATCCAAGTATGCAGAGTCAGAAGGAACTGTATGATTTCTTGGAGCATGAGCATCTGCCTATTACTGAGGATGGTTATTTCCTCGCCTATAAGGCTGTTCGTTCAGACTTTAAGGATAAGTATAGGGGAGTTTTTGACAACAGAGTTGGTAAGGTCTGTGAAATGCAACGAGCAAAGGTAGACGATGATCGTGGTCGTGGTTGTTCTAATGGACTTCATGCTGGAGCATTGAATTATGTTGCTGGCTATGGTAGTCTTGAGGCTGGCGACCGCATTGTGATCGTCAAGATTAATCCCAAGGATGTTGTCAGTGTCCCTAGTGATTGCAACTATGAAAAGCTTCGCACTTGTCGCTACGAAGTAGTTGGTGAGTATGAGGGGGAATTACTTAAGCCTCTTTATAAGGCTGATTTTAGTCAGGATGATTACGAGGATGATGAGGATGATTATCTGAATGATTATGATGAGAGCTATTGGGATCAGTTTGACGAAGAAGATGAGGATGAAGATTATGATGATGAGGATGACCAGTATTGATTCTTGATAGTCAAGGTGGTGTTTGGCAACTTGTAAGATAGCACCTATATAGTTTCTGCTATCGTACAATAACGGTTCGATTCCGTTACCATCTTTTAGGATATTGCTCTTGATGGTAGTGTTTACTGTCCCAATATCAAAACTGTAGGCAGGAAGTGGAAAAAGGAAAACAAATGTTTAGTGATATTTTGGCTTTTAATCCGTTCGATAAGACTCATAGTGCCATAGGAACAAGAGATCAGATTACTTTGCGAAATAAGTTTTTTGATTCTTTTGGTGGTCAGCAGATTTTCTGTTACAATGGTGATCCTCGTAAGAAGATCAGTAGCATGAATCATACAGATCATCTCACCACTGTTGCTATTGCCAATGATAGTCAAGGCGCTGATGCTTACTTCTATGTTAATGGTGGACGTAAGCAATATGCTATTAGTAGAATTCGTGCTTGTTTTGTTGATATGGATGCTGGGAGAGATGATCAGGGTCGTTATTTTAAGCCTAGCATCGTCATGCAGAAGAAAAAGGAATTCTTGAACCAGATTAATAACTTTCCAGTAAAGCCAAGCTGGGTTGTTGATACTCGTAATGGTTATCAGTGCTATTGGATTCTAAACCAAAACAATACAAATCCTCACAAGACTTATTGGAATGGTATTCAGAAGAAACTGGTAAATCATTTTGGTGGTGATGCCCGAGCTATCAAAATCAATCAGATTTATAGAATTCCTTATACTTGGTGGAGAAAGGGTTGGGAGGGTAAGCAACCTTACTTTACCAGTATTCTTTCAGGATCAACTGGTAATCCGATAAATATTGAACAGCTTAAAGAGGCTCTTGATGGAGTGTCTGCTGTTGTTAATGTTGTTGCAAATAAGACTAGCGACGAATGGTTTAAGGAATATGCCAAGGCTTATAAGAAGTCTGATATTACTGGAGTTCCGGTAGCAGTTAATATTGCTTCAACTATTGCTAATCAGATGAAGTCTCTAAACCTTACCACATATACCAATAGTACAGAAAATATAAAGCCTGTGTATGGTTATACTAATGGTAGTGTTTTTCAAAAGGCTTATGGTGATCCAATGCCCATCCATCCGATTGATGAGGACACTCTCATAGACAATGAGGATACTTCTATGAACGCACAGGATGCTCTATCTGACGAGGATATGAATCTAGATGGTCAGCAGACCAAGCTTTTAAAAACGGTCGTGGAGTTCCTTAATCAAGTATCAACACCGCTCTACTTTAGTAATAACAGATTCCTATCTAATTCTGCTAAAGATCTTGCTTCTCAAATTAGTGACAAATTTTGTATCGGGTGAAATATGCACGAAGATTATGAAGATGATAACTACGATGACGATGATAGTCAGGACAATTTAGAGAGTCATTATAAAAAATACTTCAAGTTTGATCCCGATGCGTGGGATGCTTGGGGGAAAATGCTATATGATACTCTAAATGAAATAGTTGAATATCCTTCAAACATATGGTATATTGGCCCGAGCTTTCCGAAAGGTTCGTTACCTGTGAATGATTACTTCTCCAAGTCAGGGAACTTCAAAAACTCCCTGTATTTGGGGAACAATCATTACAAAGAACCGATTTATAAAACAATATATTTTGTTCACGACAAAATGAGTAGTGAGTATAAAAACCACTTAAGAACACATGCGGTTCATTTTTTACAACAGCCCAATTACTATAAAGGACTGTTCGATATATTGAACTAAGGAGCAAGGATGTTACCAGCAGCACTTTTATATTTAGCAATGACTCTTGGTTCGTTAACGGAAACTCCTTTTATAGCCTATGATCTTGCAACTCACATGAGTAAATCAGAAAGAATAGAATGGACAAAAATGACAGACGATGCTGGCAATGTAAGATTTACTATTACATTTCATAAGATGCCAATTTTAGCTGAACTAGGATTTGAAAGAGTTTTTGTAGACAAACATAATAACTGCCAATCAGAACTTAAATAATGAAAAATAACAAAGAATGGTTCCAAGTAATTGATGTTGCTAAGTTTATAGAGTCAACTAGGGTTTTAATCTTCAATAGCTTTGGTAAAACCAATGAGAATCAACCAGACGAATTAAGTCTAGTTATGGAAGATTTACCAAAAACCGAAATCGAAGAACTAAACACAGTATTAACACAAGAAGAATGTGTTATAATGTCAAAAGAATTCTTAAAAGAGAGAAAAAACAATAAAACAAAACAAACAATATTTCTTATTACTAATCAAAAATATATGGAAATGATAGAATGTTTTAATAATAGAATGATTAGCAATATGCTTAATAACTTGGTTAATAAAGGATTATTAGAAACAGCTTACGATAGTGAATCTAATGACTTTGTATTTTGGATAAAGGATAATGATAAAAATCAAAACGAAAAACCTGAAACCGATTGACGCAGATATAAACCTGATTTATAGTTGTCCAAAATGCTCATCTCAGCACTGGCTTTCTATAAAAGAGGCTAAAACAAAAGGATTCAAGGTAGTCTGTGACTGCGACACAGTATTTACTGTTAGGTCTATCAAACAGATCAAGGTAATATACGAAGAAGATAGTCCAGATCTTAATAAGATTCAACAACAGCCTCAGATACCTAGAGAGCCAAAGGTAGAAGTACAAGAAATCGGAGTTGAACTCTTAGCAAAAGCTTGTAAAATACTGGTCGGTTATGGATTTACCAAAACAGAGTCAGAAAATTTAATCAGATCGACTTTCTCAAAAAATCCAACAGATGATTGTGCTTTATTGGTTAAGAATTCACTAGCAAAATTGGGAGAAAATCATTGTGAGTAATGCTATTAGACCTTCTTGTTTTAATGATGTTGTCGGTCAGTCAGAGGTTGTAGACCGTCTGCGTATCGTTGTGGCGGGCTGTAAAGATTCATCGTCCGTCATGCCTCACGTTTTAATAGACGGTCCTCCCGGCCTTGGTAAGACTACCATAGCCAGTGCCATAGCAACGGAGATGGGCGTGAATTTGTATACCGTCAACGGAGCTAATGTTAGAAGTATAAAAAATCTATTGCCTTACTTAATGGGAATAGCTCCAAGGTCTGTTCTATTTATTGACGAGATTCATAGACTACCAAAGATTGTGGAAGAATTTCTATATCCTGTTATGGAAGATTTTGTTCTGAGCATTGTGGTAGAAAATAAACCAGAAAATATAGAGCTACCAGTATTTACTTTGGTTGGTGCTACTACCAGCGGAGGTAGTTTAAGTCAACCGTTTTATGATAGATTCTCTATCAAAGAACATTTGTCTTTTTATAGCTCCGATGATTTAGCTAAACTAGCAGAGTCGAATGCTAATAAGCTTGGTTTGAATATCTCAACAGAACATCTGTTAGAAATTGCTAAAAGAAGCAAGGGAACCCCAAGAATTTTAAATGCCAGACTACAGTGGTATAAGAGCTTTGTATCTTTTTATAAAGACTCTACTGTGGATATTGATAAGGTTTTTAGTAGTCAGGGTATTGATGAGAGAGGGTTGGATTTGTATGATCGTATGTATCTAGATGTTTTGAAAAAGCACAGAATGAATCCATTGGGTCTTAAAAGCATATCTTCTTTAACTGGTATTGCTATGGAAACTATCGAAAACAGTATTGAGCCATTTTTAATTAGAATGGGGTATGTAATTAGGACACAGAAAGGCAGAGTTCTTGGAGATGTCTAATACATGGTTAAGGTTCTCATATTTATATTATCACTACTAATTAGTAGTCAGACAGTTTTTGCGACCCCTCCTGTTTTCA